TAATTTATGTGGTATTATTATCTGTATTATGATTAATCCTTAAATAGTTATAATTTGTACCGACCAGCGGTTGCTCGCTACCATCTGATTCTATTTTACCTTTAGGTGGTACATTAGTAGGGCCGCCTATAAGCTGAAATGTTGCATAGACATAGCGATCTATTAAATCACCATCTTTAACTACCACATCTAAATAGTATTTACCTGGTGTTGCATAAGTCTCGTTATGTGTAAATAAAGTCTCCGCTCTATTACCGTTCGAGAACTCAGTTATAACCTTTTTAATAATTGCACTACTGTCGTCTTCTACGTTATCCCATGGTTGTGACTTAACTGTTATTATTACAGTTTTACCGCTCATATCTAGAGCTTCTTTATCTTCATAAAACTCTACGGCAAATGGCGAGTCGGTACCTCTTGATATTGAATTTAAAAATATCATATAGACCCTCTAATCTTACATACCATAAATTCTAACTCGCGTACCTGGCATAAAGGTATTCTGACCTGGTGCAATCCAAGTCTCTATAGGTTCTAACTCAAATAGCGTATAGCCGTTTTCTGGCTCTTCATGTACAGTTTTTGTTTGTTTCATAACCGCTGACGCGTCGTCTCTTACATTGTCATACTCTGGTTTTTTAACTGTGAAAAAAACCTCACAGTCTGATATATCATATGGTTCACCATCTTTTATATAAAAAAAGCCAAACCGATATGTTGTACCGCGGTCAATCGCAGGTAACGACGGTAAAAAATCTGTCATATAACTCCTCCTTGTTGATTAATATAGCCATTTTATTTGTCTTATGTGGTCTTCAAGCGCATAACGTACTGAGTCAATACTATGGTTGTCCTTATCTGGGAATGAGCCTTTAAGATTACCGTGTCCATCTTTACCTATCTCGTAACCTATAAACTCACGTATAGTATTAGGACATCTTACAGGGTCGATTATAATACCTTCGAGGTCTTGTAACCATTTTATACCATGTTCTACCGAGCCTTTGCCTTTTTTTGCACCGACTACTCGTAAACCTTCTGCGTTTAATTCTGCTATAGTGCGTGGCTCAGCACTATCCGCTCTTATAATAGCATTTTCTGTGTTTTTTTCTCTAATTAACTTAGTTAATTGTAAATTTGACAACGCTACTTGGTGGATTTCATCGAATATATAGAGACGTTTACGTGTGTTGTCAAAATAACAACAGCTAAAATGTGAAGGGTCAGCTGCATAGCCAAAATCAAGCCCATAATATAGCTTATCAAACTTCTTTAACTCTATATCTGAAATTATTCTCTGAGTTAAATTGTTAAATACCTCTGTACCTGTTGCGACACACTTACCTAATAACTCATGCTCATACTTAGTAGGGTTATTTTTCTTTAAATGCTCGGCGTCTCTTTTAAAACTCTCACCTAACCATAATTCTGGGACATCTAAATAAGTACTATGATGTACTATAGTATCGAGTCGTAGTTTCTGAACTTCTACTTCTTTATTAATCCATGAAGTAGCAGACTGAGGAGGATTATAACTATAAATTATTCTTACGTTTTCCCCGCGTACTAAAGACTGGTTTATATTACGAATATCCTCCATAGCCTCAAACTCTACTGCCTCTTCATACCAAACATAACGAATTTCGCCTCTTGCTACTTTTATAGATTTAATTTTTTCTGGTTTATCGGCACCTCTAAATAATATCTTTTGCCCCGTAGGTTTATAAATAAGTCTCATAGGAGCTACTTGGCCATACCATAGATGCGCTACACCTAATTTTTCTATGGCCCATATACACTGCTCGTAAACCGAGTCTCTTAAGGTCTCACCGACTTTACGTAAAATAACCGCGTTGGCTATAGGGTCACTCATCATGCCTAATACTACCTCTATTGCGGCAAAGCTTGACTTACAACTAGCACGGCCCCCTTTAAGCCAATAAGCCATGTGTTTATTATTTTTAAAATCATTATGCAAATCGTAAAACCCAGGGGCTATAACTTCAGTTAAATTAATCTGAGTTGTCTGCTCTTGATTCATTTACTACCTCAGCTTCAACTACATCTGGTTTTGGTATATTATCAACTATCTGAACAAAACCAACTAGGGCTTGTAATTCTACTTCTCTACGGTCACGCCACTCTGTTGGTTTTCTATTTTTCAACCAGTAGATGAGGGCTGTATCACTAGGTGGTATATATTTTTTATATTTTTTTACCTCTTTAACTTCTCTGCCTTTATTATCTACTCGTATAATAGTCTCTGTCTCTTCAACTTCAAAACCCATCGCTTTTTTAAACAAAGAGTTTTCGACTTCACGGTCTACGACTTCTCGTGTCTTTAAAGCGATCTCAGCTATTTCAGGATATTTATTCATCCAACCATGGAACGTGATACGTTTAATCCCAATATTATGAGCTATCTGTTCTATTGTTAAACCGTCCCTGAACCACCCCTCTATCAATAAGAGCTTATCTGGTTCACGCCACATCAAATGAAGTCTATTATCACCTCTAGCCATTAGCTACCTTTTTATACCTATCGCTTATTATTTTAGGTACACAATTATTCCAGTTTATTAGATGATGTACCCTAGCATCTTTAGCTGTCATAGTCACTACTTTAACCGCCGAAGGCATTATCATTACCGAGTAAAAGGACTTTACATACGTCCCACTATCTAAATATAGCTCTGTTAACCCTCCTGAATTAGTTTGAGTCATTAACTGTGCTAGCATTATATCTACAATAGTTAAAATCAGATGGCCTTGACTACCTAATAGAGTATACATATTAACGTCTTCATTTATTTGCCCGTAAAACTTATAAGGGGTAGAAGTACGACAAAAAAAACTATTCATAGCTTTACGAAGTACTTTTTTCTCAAAATTATTATTTCCTACTCCTCCTATAAGGTCACCACCCTGTGCGAAGGCTACAGTTAATGCTTTAGTATCTTCTAAAAAATTAATCATTAACTCAAATATCTTATCTAAACACCTAACAGTCGGGCCTCTTAAGACATTACCATCTATATACCGATACATAAAACCTATGTAATCATCATCTAATACTAAAAAATAATCTAATCCGAGGTCTTTCGCTATATCAAAAACCTTATTACGAGCGTATACAACCCCCTTACGCTCTTTAGTAGGGTCCATTAAATCTACTTCTACATCTTCACGGTTAAAAACTATAACCCTATCGCCATACTTATCTTTATACTCTTCTATAGTCGGGTCGTCGCTACTAACTATTAGATATATATCACCAGTGTAGCCCTGACTCTGTAAAGTAGGTATCGTAAGTATTTTATCAGGTCTCTTATAAGTTAAAATAAACACCGCGAAGCTACTCATTATATAAACCCTCATCAAATAAATCTTTTAGCTGCCCTGATAGTTTTGCGTACCCATTAGCTACCGCGTCTTCATAATCAATTATTACTAACGCCGACTGCTCCATTAGTTCTTGTACCTCAGAATTAGCATTTGCATAATACTCAGCGATGTTTTGGTAGTTAAAAACATTATGGCGATAAGAGGCTAAAATTAAAAAGTCTTTTAAGTCTTGAGGTATATTAGCTTCTCTTATTTTCTCTATTAACTCTTCTGATTTTGTGGTATCTAAACAGCTATCTATATCAACTTTAGCTCCAGTAGGCTCATATTGAGGTATATTTACCTTAGTAGTATATTTACTTTCAGGGGTAAACTCCTCTGTTAATTCTTCTAACTCCTCAAAGCCAAATTGGTTCATATCTATACTAGATAGAGTGTCTAACTCTATTTGTAAAGCTGTCTCATCCCACTCTGCTAATTCAGCTGTTTTATTATCAGCTAACCTAAATGCCTTAATCTGTTCCGAGGTTAAATCACTAGCTACTATTACTGGTACTTCTTTAAGTCCTAACTTCTTAGCTGCTTTTAACCTAGTATGCCCCGTTACTATAACCCCGTCCTTATCTACTACTATCGGTACTTTAAACCCAAACTCTTTAATGCTGTTAGCTACAGCCTCTACCGCGTTATCATTAAAACGTGGGTTATTTTTATAGGGGGTTATCATACTTAAGGGTCTATATTCTACATTTGTTTTTACCATAAAAATTCTC